AAATGCCGCTCCTGCCGTTGAACCGGTAGCAGCTCCAGAAGTCGCACCTGTAGAGGCATCACGACCAGCCTATTACACAGCACCACGCAGCCCAATTGTGAACAAGGTTTCATACCTTGAGCACTATCTCAAGGCAACAATTTTGCACGATGAGGATTCACGCCAGTATGTAAAGGCTGCCGATAACACAACATCAACAGCACCCGGCATGATCCCAACACCACAAAGCACAAATGTCATCAACGCACTTGCAAACGCAGATCGCGGAATGATTGATGCGCTAAGCCGCGAAACACTTGTGGGCGAAGGCATGACATTTGAGATTCCAAAAGTCACAGGCGTTCCAACTGTTGCAAACATTGCTGAAAATGCAGCTGTTACAGAATCAAACCTCACAGCCACATTTTTGAGCGTACCTGTTCAATCATTTAAAGGCCGCGCAATTTCAACTGTCGAGCTCATTGATAGATCACGGCCGGAGTATTTGACCGCGCTTCTACAAAATCTTGAGTTTGCCTACGCAAAGGTTACTGATCAATTTGCTGTTGGAACTATTGCAGCAGCTGGACAACAGACCGGTGTCAATGCAAACACAGCAACAGGATTCTTGGGATTCACATCTCAGGCTGCCGGTGCTGTTTATGGATCATCACTTGGATTTGCTCGCAACATCGTTGTGTCACCCGGACAATGGACAAACATCATGGGTTACAACGACAACGGCGCACCACTTTACAATGCAGCACAGCCATCAAACGCAGCTGGAAATGTACGCGGAGACTCATTGCGCGGTGTAGTTTCACCGGGCCTCAATCTCTTTGTCTCTCGCTCAATTGGTAACGCTGGCCCAACAACATCGACCGGAGATTTCTCAATGGTTGTTGTTAATCCAGATGCATGGACATGGTACGAAAGCCCACGCTTTACGCTACGCACCAATGTCAATTCAGATGGCACCATTGACATTCTTTATTATGGTTATGCAGCAATTGCACCAAAGATTCCATTTGGCGCATGCTGGAACCAAAACTAACAATCAGACATCGGTAGCGGTCGCTCCCGAACGCTAACGATACGAAAGGAACCGAGATGCCAGCAATAGTCACAGCCTCACAGCTACGATCAATTCTTGGTGTCTCGGTTTCCTTGTATTCTGATGCACAGCTTGATTCTTTTATAGATTCCGCTGAACAAACGATTTTGCCGTTACTTACTCAATACCAATCATCGGTTGCATTTGCCAATGTAAGTGATTCCGTCATTTATTTCACTACAATTCGGCCAAACTATTTTGTGCCGGGGCAATCCGTTGTCGTAACCGGGGCCGGTATTTACAACGGGACATACACAGTTACCGATGATCGGATTGAGCCATACACATGGACAGCGGCCACAGCCGCGGCTGATCGCACATACCCGTTGCCATTTATTCCTAATGCCACGGCTACCTTATCCGGTGGATCAGCCGCATCACTTTATGCAAACACACCACCGATTGAAAATGCAATCTTGGTTGTGGCCGTTGAGATTTTTCAAAGTCTTACAGCTCCCGGCAATCAAATCATGGCAGACAATTTTACGCCATCACCATTTATTCTTGGTCGCAGCTTGAGCAATCGAGTTGTGGGCCTACTGGGTCCATTTTTGGATGTCGAAACGATGTGCCAATGACCATCGAGGCCGACATTCGCACACCATTGCAAACCGCACTATCAACCATTGCGGCCAATGTCTATAACGGCATCCCCGAGGTAATGACTAGCCCATCCATTTGTTTAGTGCCGGGATCGCCGTATCTTGAAAGTCTTTTAATCAACGGCGCGACTACAAAAGTCAAAATCAATTTTAATGTCACCGGTGTTGTTTGTTATTCCAGCAACGCCGCAGCTTTGGACAATCTTGAACAATTGATGATCAGCATCATCAGCACAATGCCGGCAGGTTATGAAGTCGGCGATGTGAGCAGCCCACAACCTTTGGAAGTCGGTGCCGGTAAGTACCTTACGGCCGATTTACAAATTAGCACCTATTACACCGACTAAGGAGAAATCATGCCAACAACAATTATCACGGGCAGAGACATCACATTCACCATCGATGGTGATAATTTTGATGCTCAAGCTACATCAGCGACTTTGACAGTTGATTCAACAATCAACACTTATCAAACACTTGATGGAAAAGCCTATTTTACAACAGACACTCAAGGATCATTTGCCGTTGAGATGCTGGCCGATTGGGGAGCGGCAAATTCACTGTGTGAAGCACTTTGGACAAGCGCAACCAGCGCACCAAACACCGGACTTGCCGTGGTATTTGTGGCAGACACAGGCGCATCATTTGCGTTTGATGTACAGCCAATTTTGCCATCAGCCGGCGGCGCAGCTCCAGATGCACAGACAGTTTCACTTGCCTTTACTTGTGTGACCACACCTGTTTTGACAATTAGCTAGAAAAGGAGATCGGGAGCATGAAGTTACCAATTACAATTGAATTCACAAATGGCGATAGAGAAACCTATACAGCTTTACCGCCGGAATGGATGAAATGGGAACAGAAAACTGGAAACACAATTCAAAGTGTGTCCGAGAAAATGGGCATAGCTGATTTGTTGTTTTTGGCGTATCACGCGATGAAGCGCGAGTCAGCCGGCAAGGCTGTCAAGTCTTTTGAAGTGTGGTGTGAATCTGTTACTGACATTGACATGGGAGAAACCGCAAACCCAAAAGTTACGAATCCGGATCAATAAACCGGACGATTTGGGAATTAGCGATTGCAACCGGATTGTCAAGATCAGAGTTCCAAACAGCTGAGGATGTTTTGACCGCGATTGAGATTCTAAGGATACAAAATGGCAAATGAGAGCATCACCTACGACAAGGCTCAATTGCGTGGGATTCTTGGTGCTTTCAAAGGCATGGATGCCGAAGCTGTTGCCGAGGCCAAAAAAGTCTCAAATGGTTTGGCCACTTATTTACAAGGCAAAATTGTTGATGCTGCACTTACCAGAGATTTGGCATCAATTCGCATTGCCACGGGTGCCAGAGTTTCAAAATCATCCAAGATTGGTGAGCTGTCATTTGGATTTGTCTCGCAAAAATTTAGCGGCGGCGGCACAACCCAGATGCTTTGGGGCGGCTTTGAGTTTGGATCAAACAAATACAAACAATTTCCAATTTGGTCAGGAAAAGAAGGCCGTGGATCGCGTGGATGGTTTATCTATCCAACATTAAGAGCTGAGCAACCGCACATCATCAATGAATGGGAATACGCATTTTCTAAGATTGTGAAGGAGTGGTGACATGGCCGTAGGAGGATCGCGCACGCTCAAACTCTCCATTTTGGCAGACATTGACAACCTCAAAAAAAATCTCAACACCGGATCAAACGAGGTTGAAGGATTTGGATCAAAGCTCGGTGATTTTGGAAAGAAAGCCGCAGCCGCTTTTGCCGTAGCCGCCGCAGCTGCGGCTGCTTATGCCGGCAAATTGCTCATCGATGGCGTTAAGTCTGCCATTGCAGATGAAGCTGCTCAAACCGCTTTGGCAAAAACATTGACAAATGTTACGGGTGCAACCAACGCCCAGATCAAGGCAACCGAGGATTACATAACAAAAACAGCCTTAGCAAACGGCGTGACGGATGATCTTTTGAGGCCATCGCTAGACAGATTAGTCAGATCAACTGGCAATGTGGCAGAAGCACAAAAATTGCAACAGCTTGCTCTTGACATTTCAGCAAGCGGGGCGGTTAGTTTGGAAGCGGCTACAAATGCGCTTGCAAAGGCCAACGATGGAAATTTTACAGCACTTAAAAAACTTGGTATTCCAATTGATGAGAACATCATCAAGACAAAAGATTTTGATGCCGCAACAGCTGCATTGGCGGCAACATTTGGCGGTCAAGCGGCAGCACAGGCCGACACATTTCAAGGCAAAATGGCACGGCTTACTGTTGCATTTGATGAGGCAAAAGAAACTGTCGGATCGTATGTGTTGGATGCCATTACACCATTGCTCAGCACTTTTGTCGATAAAGGCATCCCGGCAATTAGTAATTTTGCCAACACATTGGGCGAGAAACTTGGGCCAGCGTTTGCACAGATTTTTAAATTTGTTCGGGATGAACTGTTGCCGGTATTGGTCAAATGGTGGAAGTTTCTTTATGAGGAAGTAATCCCGGCAATTGGCAGCATTGTTGGACCAGTACTTGAAGGTTTGCGAGATGCATTTTTTAAGATCAAAAAAGTAATCTCAGACAACTCAGAGGAATTGCAGCCGTTTTTTAACCTATTACAAAAGATTTGGGAATTTACGAAAAAGTATCTTGCACCATTCTTGGGCACAGTTTTTAAAGCATCACTTGAAAGCATTGGCACAGCTGTATCAATTCTGGTCACGGGCTTTTCTAGTTTGGTCAGCTTTATCACGGCTGCCTATAACATGATCAAAAAGTTTGTTGAATTTATCGGCAACAACCCAATTGTCAAAGGTATTTCAGGAGCCATTGACAGCGTGTTTGGCGGCGGTAAAGCTGCCGGTGGGCCTGTTAGATCAGGTACCTCATACCTTGTCGGAGAGCGTGGTCCAGAGCTATTTACGCCATCAGGCAACGGCATGATCACACCAAACAATCGTTTGGGCGGTGGGAACACCACAATCAATCTCAATGTGACCGGTGCAATTGATCCAGAAGGCACGGCACGCACAATTATCGATGTTTTAAACAATAGTTTCTATCGCGGTACAGGCGGCGCAAATAGTCTGCAATTCTCATGACAGTATTTAACCCAGTTTGGCGCGTGACTATTGGCGGCGTGCAATACCAAACGGCTATTCTGGCAAATCTGACAATCTCAAGCGGTCGAACAAACATTTATGAACAGGCACAAGCTGGTTATGCCAATTTAGAGCTGATCAACCTTGACCAATCCAATGTGCTAATTGAGATTAACAATTCGCTTACCATTGAGCTGCAAGATTCCACAGCCACATTTGTGCCGATTTTTGGCGGCTCGGTCGTTGAGGTTGGCATCTCCGTTGCCGAGGTTGGTTCCGTTGCCTATGCACAGCGCATCAAAATCATCGCACTAGGTGCCTTGTCGCGGTTGCCAAAAGCCTTGACCAATGGCGTTTTGTCACAGGATTTTGATGGCGATCAGATTCTTACTATTCTGACCGATCTTTTAATCAATACATGGAATGAAGTACCGGCAGCTTTACAATGGCAAACCTATGAGCCAACTACTCAATGGCAAAATGCGGAAAACAGCGGATTGGGTGAGATCGACACACCCGGCAGCTATGAACTGGCACAAAGATCATCAAGCCGAACCGATGTGTATTCATTGGTTTCAGCTTTAGCAACATCGGGATTGGGTTACATCTATGAATCGGCAACCGGCCAAATCAGCTATGCCTCAGCCGATCATCGATCAATTTATCTTGCAACAAATGGTTATGTGGATTTAACAGCCAATCACGCAATTGCTCCCGGTTTAAGTATCCAACAGCGTGCCGGTGATGTGCGAAATGACATAACTATTAAATACGGCCAAAATAGCAACAGCGAAACCAGCGCAAATGATCCAGATAGCATTGCCGTTTTTGGGCAATTATCGCAAATCTTTACAACTACCGTGAAGCACTTAGCCGATGCCCAGGATCAGGCAGATTTTTATTTGTCTTTGAGATCGTACCCACAGTTTAATTTTAACGACTTTACATTTGAGCTGACGAACCCAGAGCTGGATGATGTGGATCGGGATGCCTTGATCAATGTGTTCATGGGTATGCCTACACGCATCACGGATTTGCCGTTGAACATGGCCGCTGGCACATTTTTAGGCTTTGTTGAAGGCTGGTCATGGCGTGCCGCATACAACAGCGTTTCGCTCACGGCTATCATTTCACCATTGGCATTTTCATTGCAAGCCATGCAATGGCAAGATGTCGCAATTGCAGAACAATGGAACACAATCAGCGGAAGCCTAGTTTGGGCCGATGCGTTAGTCGTGGCATAAGGAGAGAAAATGAGCAATCCAACAACACCATTTGGTTGGCAAATGCCAACGGCAACAGATTTGGTGACAGATTTACCAGCTGACTTTGAGGTATTTGGTCAAGCTGTGGCAACATCGATGGCCGATCTATTGGGTGGCACATCCGGGCAAATTCTTGCCAAAAACTCGAACACCGACATGGATTTTGTCTGGATCGCCAATGATCAAGGTGACATCACCGGGATCACCGCCACATCACCATTGACAGGCGGCGGCTCATCGGGTGCGATAACTGTTGGGATTCAAGATGCATTGACCACACAAAAAGGCGCGGTCCAGCTTTCAGATTCCACATCAACAACATCATCAATTTTGGCTGCTACACCAACAGCGGTCAAATCAGCTTATGACTTAGCAGGTGCCGCCATACCAAAATCAACTGTTACAACAAATGGTGATTTAATTTACGGCACAGGATCATCAACAGTTTCTCGCATTGGAATTGGATCAACTGGTCAGGTTTTGACTGTATCTGCCGGTGTTCCAGCATGGGCTACATCATCTGCCATACAAGGTACAAATCTATTATTAAACGCTAATTTTGCAATAAATCAACGAGCTTATGTTTCGGCCGCAAATTTAACTTCTGGCACATACGGGTTTGATCGTTGGAAGTCTAACTTTACAAACACAACCTTAACCTTTACAGCATCACCACAAGGCCAATCATTAACAATAAGTGCAAGCGGTGGATTGCAACAAGTAATTGAACAAGGATTGGTACCGGCTGGAACCTACACATTATCTTGGACAGGTACGGCAACTGGTCGCGTTTATAACTCAGGCGGCACACCGCCAGCTTATGCATCATCGCCTGTAACTTTTACAGCTGATGGTTCAGCCAATGTTGTTGTTGAATTTACAGCTGTTAGCACAACAAAAACCTTGTCAAAGGTACAATTTAACGCTGGAACAAATACAGCCTGGAGTTTGGCCACACCAACATTGCAAACAGAATTACAAGCCTGCCAGCGTTATTGCTATGTGATTCAAGGCAATGCCAGCACGGCAAGTTCTCTTGGAACCGGTTATTGGAACGGTACAACCGCTGTTGTTGCATTTGTGCCTATGAAAACAAAAATGAGAGCTATTCCAACTTTGATTTATAGTCAAGCCAGCGATCTAGAAGCATTACAAGTTGGTGTTTCTTGGAACGCCGTTTCTGCGG